CATCCCACCAATCTTCTTCTAATTTATTTATTTGATGTCGTTTCATTACATCTTCAAATGTAGGAAGTGGATCACCAAACTCCCTCTTTTCAAAAAATCTCTCATAATTCTCTTTTAATATATGTTTACTCATAATATTGTTCTCCTAATTATATATAAATATACAGAAAAAAAATTTACTGTTTATAACAGTCTGTACATATAACTTTACTATCTACTGTATACCAATCTACTCTGTAACTATCTGATTTATGCACTGTTTGGTATACTTCTCTTTTACAGGATGTACAATGTTTCTTTGGGTTTTCTGGTATGTGTAGTTGTTCCATATAAGTGTATTCATTATTTTATTTATCTAACCGAGCGTGCCAATGTAAGTGGTTTGGTATTTTCTTTTGTTCTTTGTCTATATGGAAGTCTGAATGACCATAGAACTTTTCTGCGTGTATCTTTAACATTTCTTCCATTACAAATGCCCCTTGTTCTGGTATTTTCATTCTATGATATTTCCACACTGCCATTGGTATATTACAATCTTTGCAATCTAATATAGTATACCACTCTGTTTCGTAATATACATTTGTCTTTATTTCTAATATACACAGGTCACATTTCATAGTAATAAATATAAGGCACAAAAAAACCCCATCGTTTATAGATGAGGTTCGTGTAATAAATCTTTTTGTATTCTAACTGTTAGTAAATAAATCCCAAATCTGTTTAATAGATAACCCAATAACACCTACACCTACTGTACTTCTCCATTTAGTTGTATCTTCTCTAAATTTAGTATTCTTTTTTGATTCTGCCCATAACCCTTCATGTGGATTGAATAAATTTTCCTTAATGAATTTAATATCTTCTGCCATTTCCGCCCTATCCTTTTCAGCTTGATCCATTCGTTCTAATATGACGTTTAAATCTTTTACATCCTTACCATTCATAATGTTTTCCATTAAGTTAAAGTTAGTTAAAATTTCTTTCTTCATCATATTTGTTATTTAGTATTTGTTATTTTAATTTCACACTGTCCAAAGTAGAGCGGGTTATTTTTTATTTGATTAGAAAATTATATTTCCACTGGATAATAATTATATGCTCCCCATTCTTCAGTTAGTGTGTTTCTTCATTTCATATATAAATATAATATATATTAATTATTCATCCTTTTCTTTAACAGGTTTACTTACATTCTTTCGTTTTTCTTCACATTCTTTTATTGGTATTGAACTATCGTAGATAAAATTATAATTATTACTTTCCAATAAATTATATATTCTATCTATTGGAATGAAGTATCCCATATGTGTAATTGCGTCAGCACTGAATCCCATTGGTTGAATAGATATTCTGGATGGAATTCCTATGTACTCATATTGTTTTCTTGATTGTGACCACCTATATATTGAACCCCCACTATTTCCAAATATTGTTTGAGCAGTACTCATCCAATATTTATAGTGATCTATTTCGTCGTCCATATATGAAATATGACCTTCCGTGGCTATAGGTGGATGACCTAATGATGCCCCACAAGCATATACCTTATCAAAAATATGAATTGAACTTATTTTATCAATGGGAAATATCTTTACAACACTGTCGTGTGTGCGTTCTTTATCTCTTACTCTTAATAATGCCCAATCTTCACCACCTTCATGATCACTATAAGCAACAATATCAGCTTCTACTGCGAATGAACCAATACAATGTGAATAATTATTATACTTAAAATACTCTACTTGAACTGTATCTAATGTTTCTGTATCTACTTTACGTTTAAGTACTGGATTCCAGTTTTTCTTAACCGTAATACATTCTGCAATAACATGGTGATTAGTAATTACATATGTATAAACTTCACCTTTATATTTTTTGGAATATACTACTGTTCCTGACCCACCTGATATATTAGTTCTGACTCGTACCGTTGGGTAAAACATCTCTTCATGTTTCTGTTTAATATCTGGTGATATTTTCATATTGAGTTCTCCGCTTTAATTTGTGAAATAGATAAAAAAATCCCACTAAATAATATAATAACCATTAGTGGGATATATGTATTTACTTATGTATAAATATCAAATTTATAAATTTTATAAGTTCGTATTATACTTTTACTGTTTCATAATCTCCATTTTCTATTTGTTCTTCAGTGTAATGAAAGTATCTTGTCTTACCATTAACCTTTTTAGCTATTGAACATTTATGTCTGTTCTTACCGTCCCCTTTAAAACTGATATGGATCCATCTTCCAAATTCCTGAATAACCTGGTCAAAATCTAAATCTGATTCTATAATCCATTTCCAAACTTCAGTGACAGTTGGTTTCCCATTTACTACAAAATCTGCTGCTTCACCTTTCGTATGTTGTGATCTATCTGTACTACCTATTTTACTGTTTAGTTCCAAGCACCGATATCCACTCGTTACTGTAACTGGTTTCTTAAAATGAACTCTAACTGGTTCTAATATAGTATCACATAATGATATTAAATTATTCACCTCTTTACTAGATGGCGTATTGTCTATACCATTACGGGAAGCAGTCTGACTTCTCGTCATTTCATCATAAGAAAAGTGTTTAGATAATTTATCACCTACTTTATATACTTTCATTTCTTTCTTCTCCTCTGTTAATTCTACTACTGTATCCCTTTCATGAAATAAACCCTTAATAAAGTCTATTATATTATTCCACATTATTTATTTTTAGGTTTACGGGAACGTTTTTTTCTGGGTTTAGGTTTTGCCTGATTACTCAATCTAAATATTTCTTCTTTGAGTAATTGTCGTTGGGTTCTCAAATCCTGTATTTCCATGTGTAAATCTTCTGTCTTACTTGATGTGAGAAGTGAAATAATAAGTATTCCACCTATTGAACCTATAAATACTCCTAATAGTGTCCACAGTATATTTTCAATCATCGTTATTCTCCTGTTGTTTTTTGTATTCCTTAGTGAGTAATTCACTACTACTTACCAAAGCAATATCATCTAATGTTTCTTCTTCATTTTCTAATAATGAACTGGAATGGTGAACGTGAACTATACTGCCACTTTCCTGTGATGGGTTAGTTTCATAATCTTTTACCATTTGAATCGCCTCTGCCTCTATCTCAGTTACTATTTTTGCTAACTCCTGTAGTTGCTCAGGAGTCAATTCCAGTTCTTGTGTTTTCATAACCATTACCTTATTTTATTTTAAAACTTTAATTCATCGTCTGTAATTTCTCTATCTTCGTTCCACCATTTGTATGATGATTTTTGATGAAGTGATTTGAGTTTTTTATTCCAATGATCTTCTGTAATTACTTTCCATATTTTATCAAATTCACTTCCATATATTCGTTTAACTCCTATGAAATATGTTCGTGCTCCACTTATTCCTACACCACTTTCCAAATCTACCGTATTTACTACATTGTTGAATTTATCAATCAACTTGTATTTCATTTTTTGGTCCCCTCATTATTTGATACTCTGCGTTTCTTTTGCCATACTTTCTTTTCTTCTGCTTTCTTCTTCTCTTTCTGTATTTGCTCCCACGTTTTTTTCTTCTTCAAGTGATCATGTTTTTCTTGTTCTACTTCATCGTTCAATTCTTCTTCAAATAATTCCCAATCTCGTGTCCAATTATGTTTAGACATTTCTATATTCTCCTTACTGACTTCTTATTTTTAACTTTGCAATAATATCAAGAAATTCTGTAACTGTGTATTTTTTGCCCATGTCATCAAATATACGAACTTCTCCTATTTTTTCTGGATACTTGTTTACTATGTTTAGTAATGCTATCATTGCGAGTCCTGTGTACAACACTCCAAAACTTTCGTCTCCCAGTAAATTGGTTTCTAACATTGTATCGGCCTCGCTGTCGTTAGACATCAATAAATAGTATTGCATTAAATTATTCCTTTTATATATTCTTTTATATTACGAGTTGGTTTATATCCCAATTTTAGTTCTGTCTTTGAATAATCACACAAAGTTCTATCATACTCACCTTTACGTGCTGGAATGTATTTCTTTTCACCACCGAACATATCAGCTAATTCATTCATAGAATAATTCACTCCACTTCCTAATTCAAATATATCTGCATTAAACTTATCATTCATACACAATGTTAATCCATTTACAATATCATCAACATGGGTAAAATCTCGTCGCTGTTCTCCATTTCCTGTTATTGTAAGTGGTTCTCCATTTCTATATTGTCTTTCAAATATTCCCATCACAGTTGAATATGGTCCATCTTCTACTTGATGTTTTCCATATACATTATAAAATCTACATATTGCTGTACTTAATCCATATACTTCACCATACAGTTTACAAAGTTCTTCTCCACCATACTTTGACCAAGCATACGGACTTGAATATAATCCGTGGTGAAATGAACTGGAACCTGCATATACTACTCTTATGCTATTTTGTCTGGCATACTCTAATATATTTAGAGTACCATTGAAATTATTTTCTATGGTTGAAACTGTATCTATAAGTGATGGTTGTATTCTTGCTAATGCCGCCAAATGAAATATCACATCAACTTTATCCATGAAAAATGAATAGTCCTTTGTTTTAGTAATATCTACATCGTAATATACACAACCTTTATACCATTGATTTTTGACTTCGTTTTCTCGTTTACCTGTACTGTAATTATCTAATGAAACTACTTTGTGACTGTCTTGTAGTAATTTGAAAATTAAGTTTGTGCCAATGAAACCTGCTCCACCTGTTACTAAAACATTCATAATCTATTTTCCACTAAATCTATAATATCACTTAATCTATCTATTGTCCAATATGAGTTATGTAATTCAGTATTCCATGGTTGTTTAAAACAAATTGCATCACCACTTGCTACAGATTTTTCTTTGAATGACTTTAATTTTTTCATATTGTCATCAACTAATATATCAACATCTACCCGCCACTTCTCTCTAATATAATGAAGTTCTCTAAAATCAAACTTATTTATCCCTATCCACTCTGATGTAGCATTTACAGTTTGATTTCGTTGGGCTGATACTAATACCAAATCATGGTTATTTTTTACTGACCATTCTTTCAATATAGGCCAATCTTCTATTGCCTCTGGGTATGGATCAGCGTTAACAAATATATCATAATAATGCTTTACAAATATAAAATCTTCAGCTTCTTCCTCTGTCCAAAATGTCAACCAAGTTATGAAATCCCAATTTTCTGGTAACTTATCTAATTGATCCTTGTATTCTGGACATTCTCTTGCTACTACTCTCTTAACACTACCAATGAAGTCTCTTAAAACTCCATCACAATCAATTGCTAAACGCATCCTAATATTCTCCCCTTAAATTCATGTATTCCATTTGAACAATTATCTTCCCAATCACCTGAGGCATGTTCATTTGCGTTATCTGTAATGTATTTGAATGAAATAAATGGAATATGTAAATATCTACATACTTTTGCCAGTGCGTATGCTTCCATATCTAACACGTCAATATAACCAGAAATATCTTCAATATTTTCAACGAAATTATCTCCGGTTCCACACACATAATTCTTACCTATTGGATTAAATTTTATATCAGTCGAATCCAGTATTATTGGAACATCATTTTCAAATGGAGTTTGACCTTCCATAAATCCTAATCCACTTACATTCATATCTCGTTGAACAAACTTTGTACAATCTACTAATTCACCTATTGGTAAATCTCTACTTCCTGCTGTCCCATAGTTTATTACTATTTTTGGTTCACCGTGAGTAGAATCAGTTAATCGATGTGTTAATTTGTAAGTAGCATTGACCTTACCAACTCCAGTATATAATATATTCCAATCTACTAATTCACCAGCGGTTTCTTTTTCAAGGGCACATACTATTAGAATATCGTCTTTACCAAACATCTTCACCCCAACTGCTATATTTTTCTTCACCACCAAGTGCTTCCCAATCTGAATCTATAGTTGTCCGTGACATTATTCCACCCCTGGGGTTACAGTCTAAAACAAGTCGTAATCTTTCTGGTTCATAAATACTCATCATATCATCAAATATAACATTTATCAATCTTTCATACGAAATTATAATATCTCTGTATTGTTGTAGATATATCTTTAAAGATTTCAATTCTACTATTTTACTATTTGGATACATTAAAACGTATAATGTTGCAAAATCTGGTTGTTCATGAACTCCCATGAAAGTCAATTCTGGTTGTTTCATTTTGAGTTCATATGGTCTATGGCCATCTGGACTTGGTAAAGATTTGAGTATTGTATTATCTACATCTTTCCATGTTTTTTTAGTCATTATCCCACCTAAATCCATTTCCATATGCTCCCCATTGTGCTGTTTCATAATATATTGGATTTTTTAACTGTAGATACTCTATAATCTCATTTGGGTAAACCGGGTATTTATCTGGAATGTTCCATTGGAGTATCCCATCTGTAACGGTGGTTTGTAATGGTTCTTTTTCACCTATTGCATAACTCAAATATACCCAACATTCTTTTAATCCTCTGTCTTTAAGTTCATTTACTGCAATATGTCGTGCCATATAAGCTGCACTTCTATCAACTTTACTTGGATCCTTTCCACTATATGCTCCACCACCAATCGGGACACGAGGACCGTAATTATCCACTACTAATTTCCTGCCAGTAAGTCCGGCGTCAGCGTCGAATCCACCCTGATCCCAATCACCGGCTGGGTTCGTGTGTATTCTTACATTATCAACATTATAACTCATATACTCCACTATAATTTGATCAAGTGCCTCTGATGGTGTGGATTGGAAACTCGCTACTATTGAAGTAATGGCTCCGTGATTTAATGTTACCTGAGTTTTTCCATCATACGGGAAAAACCCATATATTAGTTTTGCAAGAGTTCGAGCGTGATAATATTCGTGTGGTATATACTCATCATTCTCATCGCAGGCGTATCCAACCATAATTCCTTGATCTCCGGCTCCTCCTGTATCTACTCCTTGTGCAATGAAATTGGATTGTTTCACTACTTTTGTAGTTACATCTATTTGACCACCATATACTCTACGAACTATATTCTTTATTGGTCCGATGTCCGCATTTGTTGTTATTTCACCAGTAATATGAATGTGTCCATGACCACCTGCTGTTTCTATTGCTACCCTACTATTAGGGTCTTGTTCTAAACAGACATCTAAAATACTATCTGATATTCTATCACATATTTTATCTGGATGTTTCGGTGTTACACATTCTGCTGTTCTAATCATACCGTATTAAACTCCTTACGTTTATATCAAATTCTTTAATTCGTGGTACATATAACAAATCTATAAGTACCAAATTATCTATAACATCATAACCTGCTAATCCTGCTAACCTATTTACTGCCAGTAATGTTCCACCAGTTGCTAACACATCATCTACTATAACGACAGTACCACTGCCTTTATGAATACTCAACTCATCACTACTATATTCTGTTTGATATGTGTAATTTACGGTTGGAGGTGGGAGTTTACCTGCCTTCCTACACATCACAACCCCCCCACCAAACTTCATAGATAGTGCAGCAGCGAATAGAAAACCTCTTGCATCAACTCCAATCCAATGTTCTGGAGTTTCTACCAATAGTCCCATCTCTCGTATAGCCATTTCCCATTGATGTTCATTATCCAGTAATGGTGATATGTCTTTATAACTCACACTTGGAATTGGAAAATCTGCAACTTCTGTAATATAATCTTTAATTTTATTTAACATTTATTAACTCTCTTTCATAAGTATCAAGTTTCTTTATGTTAAACTTAAATATTTCCAGTTTCATCTCACCCACTTCACCACTCTCTTGCAATATCTCTGATAAATTCACTAATATTTGAAAATTTTGTGGTGTTAAGTGGTTACAATCAAACTCCACTACCACATCATTCTTTGGTTCAATGTGTAGTGAATGAATTTTTTTCTTTAAATCAAATTGAGTATTAGGTTGTTCGTCTTTTATATAACCATTTACTCCATATCCTT